AGAATTCTTTCTACGCTTCATGAATGACCTCATCTCCCGCGCAAGTTCGTCAAGATCATCTGCTTTGATGGTGTGATCTTCCCACTCACCAACCTCGTTATCAAATGCTACACTGCCTGCGTAATGTTTCATTAACTAAACTCTGGAAATCGATCATATGAATAGAACCATTTCCTGCCTTTTGTTTGATTGTTCTTGCCAGTTGTTATCGCAAGACTTAATCCATGTGAGTTATCATATGGATAGTATGCAATTATATCTTTTGGTAAAAAGTATACTGCAACCACATCAATGCGATTCGTGTTCTTATACTTATGTAGATTGACCTCAATGGCCGTACCACGATTCAACTTCATCACTGTTTTCACCTGCACACGTTTCATCGCACCATTACTGAGTTCGACCACTAGGTCTACCTGATCCACATCCACTACTGGTTCGTAGACATTATATCCTTGCTCCAGCAGATCTTTCTTTACTGCCAACTCACCCAATGCGCCTTTATGTAAACTATGCAAAGATGTCCACCATTGAACTGAGTTGACTTTGCTCCAAGACATACTTTGCACCATATCCCATGTCTTGAATATTAACATCTTGTAAAAGGTCATTTGAACGCGCACCACCAAGGATGGTGAATGTTGGAAATGAAACGTGAACCAGAATGAACACGTCACAATCACTAGGATTCTTTTTTGTCTTTGCTTGGAGATAGCCTGGGTCATAGGAAGTGGTCTTGACATCAACCTTATTTCCTTTGACCTTGAGGTCGTATCCGCTGTAGTGCGGGCCAATGCTGAGATCGGGATACCTGTTAAAGTATTTACAAACTGCGATCTCACCACCTGCTCCATTAATATCAGGTTCTAGTTTTCGCGGTCCTTGTGAGATCACTCCATTGTTCTGATTTTGGAGCATTCTCGCAGTTCCTGTCTGCACCGCTATCTGTGCTTCCAGGTGGTTCAGTGTTATTCGCATGTGGTCGTTCCTTATCCATTGCAGCATATAGCACCATGTAATTAGCCACATCAAGACATCGTTGGTATGTGGTCTCATCACTGTGGGTCTTGCCAGTTTTAGCATCGTTACATATCGCATCAACGTGTTTCAATACATAGACCATCAGTGCCTGCTGTGCCGTAATGCCAAGCCGTTCCGCAACGTGCTTGAAATTATAGAATTTATCTTCATTGCTAATGGTATATTCTATTGATTTACTATCGCTGATATGCGATGCTGTCTCAAAGAAATCTTCTCTAAATTTATTATATTCATCATACTTCAATTCGCACTCTCCTTTTTAATTATATTAGCATATTCATGTTCTAATATGTGAAATGCTAAGTTGATAAAACCGATTAAACCAATTAAAGTAAAATCGTGGTTTGAAGTGCCATCTTTATCTTCTAACTCTATAGAAAAAACTTTCTTTTTATCTGGATATAGGTCTGGATTTACTAAACCCATTAAAAATAATGCAGTTTTTTCGCCATCAGATAAATTAGTTTTTTTCATTTTTACTCTCCATACAATATTCACAAACACTATCATCGCACATGATGCATTCGGGTTGGTCGGGTCTCAATATCAATAGAACACAAGGCTGCCGATCACACTTCCTACCTGGATTTGGTTCACCATCTTCCAAGGCTAACCATTGCGGCATACCAGCATATCTTACCTCTGCTCCATATTCACATAAATATGCAACTGCTCGACACGCATACATGGGTATAATAAATACGATCAGTTTATTTTTTTTATGCTCTTCGATGCTTTTATGCACCCACTTCATGTAGCCACCTAAGAATGGTGGATTGACATAGTTACGTTGACCCCATTCCACCTCTAAACCATCGTAACCTTCTGGTCTTGGATGTGGGCATGGATCATAATCAAAATCAAACTCATCGTTTAATTCTTTCATCATCTCTGGCGGTGTGGCCCAATATCGTTTCTTTTTATCCATCACCTACTCCCAAGCGTTCCATGATTGGACCAACCTTTACATATTCTTTTTCTGCGACCAGGATGCTTGAGTTCTGGTACGCCTTTGCCAGTAGCGTCTAATCTTCTTTTATTTTTCTTGCGCGTCATTTTCACTCTTCCTCTCCTTTATCCCAATCAACCATCTCATTTAAAACATCTGCTTTTATTTTTAATGCAGCGATCTGAGCATCCATCTCCACGATCGCTTCTGTTATACCACCATGTTTTTTCAAGCGTTTCTTGACTATTTTTTCTGAATACTGTGGCCAATTATATTCCTCGTCGATCACTTCAATAGAAGCACGTTTTGCTTTAACAACATCTGTATGCTCGCTACAACATGAACATATTGGTGTTTCATATTCTTTTAATTGCGCACCGCAACACTTACTTACCTTCATTACTCTCTCCTTTTTTATCTATTCTTCTCAATATCTCATCGCATGTATCCATGCATACGTCTAATCTTAGTTCCTCGCTTACAAGCACCTTTTTAAGCGCATTATCTATACATTCACTTACTAATGCGACCATTGCTGCTTTAGGTTTCATTGGATATGGCATTACTCTCTCCTTGTAATTTAGCGGGGTCACGACTATCACGATCATTAGACACGCCATTTTCGGGTTTATGGGTTTCTACGACCCCGCTATTAAATAAATTCTTCATCCACTCATGCTTGACTATCCATAGCCAAGGTTTTCTATCCTGGCGAACCATCACTACGTCCGCATTCTTAAACGATAAAAAATCTGCCAGTTTCTTTCTGCGCTTTACCTGGACGCGTATGGTCAGGTCACCTTTGGTCGCTTTGACATCAATGTCGCTCTTTTCACCAAAACTACGACCATCGCTACCCCAACTGCGCTCGGCTATGAAGCCGAGTTCGCGGAGTAACTCCACGACCTCGACCTCACCTTTATAGCCTTTTCGGGATGCGGAAGAAGGCATCAGAAAGGTAACTCTTCCTCGCCTTCTGCGGTGGGCGTACTCTCGAAGACCTTGTCGGGTTCATAGGTCTTCTTAAAGTCTGCCAACGCAGTTTTGACCTCTTCGGCCAAAGGTGCTTTAGGACATGGTGTCGTTGTATAGGTGGTATCCATGCCATCACCGCTACGTGTCACGATGACATCGTAATCAGTTAGATTACCCCACTCAGAGTTGCGATCCAACTCTGTTAACTGTTTTTGCACAGTAGATTGCGTAACATCCAGCACCTTAATGGAACTTCCATCCCATACTGGTACTTGCCAAAAATGCTTTGGCTTTTCACCTGCGGGTGCTTCTGCTGCGGTTTTGATGCGAACTGGCACTTTATCATCCTGCCAATACTGATAACCCATGATTGGTGTATCTAATATTCGGAATCTGTTTTCGCCTTTTTGAAACTTCATGAAACTACTCTCACCAGTGCTTGGCACATCGTAGGTAGGCTCTAATAGTCCACTCATCGTTACTCCTTTATTATGTTGTATGTATATCCATTGCGATCGATAAGACCAAGGATCTTCTTATATGTACCATCATTAGTGTTGGCTTTGATACCGATGTCTGCTTTATAGACTTTTCGCGCACCTGGAATGTATGTTTGGGATTCACCCAAAAGTTGTCGCACTTTACGTGCAAAATTGATTCTGTCTTGTTTGTCGGGTATGTGGATCGTGAGGAGCATGGGCAGTACCTAATGACGTAAAAGAGAGAGAGAGTGTAGTTGTGGAAACGCCACTTCAAACAGTACTGCCCATGTCGTATGATAAATATTTAATAAGGCCATTCAATATAATCCATCTTAATGCCTAAGACTCGTGCAATATTGACCTTATGTTCGTAACGAAACTTACGCTTGCCACGCATCATAAGTGAGAGCATTGATTTATCCAACGCGATGTGTCGCGCTAATTGGTTTTGTGAAAAACCACACTCTCTCATATGTTGTTGTAAAGGCTTCATAAGTGTTGACAGAAACTATAAAAGTTTGTCAACACTTGGCAAGAACTATTTTATATTAGAACTCTTCTTCTATGCGCATTGCGACATTATATACGTCAGGAGCGACCTGTTGCATATCTAAATTATTCTGTGTAAATCGAGCAAAGATATGTTCACTTTGCGCGTTGCTGCCCTCACTATCTTTATCACAAGAAAAGATAAAAGGCAATAGTGGACCATTGGTTAGATTCCATATATCCTCAACCACCGCATCATCATCATGGTCTTTAATGTGATATTCATCAGGCATGACATCTGTTGATGATAGATAACTAAAATTCATGTCATATATTAATCGACCACCATATAAGTGCCTAGCAGATGCAGAAGTTGTGAAAGGTGATTTAGATGTAGATGAACCTGTTCTACCATGATTTGTCATCATACCATATCTTTGACCACCTAATGATTCTTGCATTGATACTTTATCAAAGTTAATCGACCGTGTAAGGCTAATATCTGGTGCGTTTGGCATCTCGTATATCTCACCGATCATGATACCACCTACAGTAAGATCTGTAGTTCCATCCCAAGTACCATTAATCGAACCAACATCTGTTTCACCATTAGTGCCTTCAAACTGTATGCCCCAATATCTTAAATCTGTTTCACCTATTCTTATAATGGTTGTACCATCGGCATCTGGTTTAATACCATAACTCTTACCATCTGATGCAGCATCACCATTTTCTGCATTCAATACATTCTCAACCGTTGCACTACCCCAATTAATATCTGAAGTATCTGAATTTCCTCCATTAACTGCGGTGACATCACTACTCTGATCTCCAGCAAATAATCTTATCTTCCCATCCGCACTTTTCAAATTATGATTTAATATTGCAATGAATGACTGTTTTGGACTAGCACTTTGCATATTGATGGTTACTAGGATACGACTATCTACATCGCCAGATGTATCAAATGAACATAAGTTCAATGGTCTACCATCAAACAATTCTGCTTCTGTTCCGCTTTGAAGACCACGAGTGGCTGTTGCACCCGATCCTCCAGTTGCTACTACGTCAAAATTTCCATTCTGTGCCACAC